TTTCTCGTTCTCTTCCATTGCTTGTAGGCGTCGCAAAGTCCTGTGCGGCTTTATGTGTAGTTACTTTTTCAAGACCTTTAAGTTTTGGCTTAGTAGAACTCCTACCAGAAATAGTAGGTGTGCCATCTACTTGATTATTTAATACTTCTTCTGCGATTTTATCTGCAGCGTTTTGGGCAAAAGCATCAAGGGCTTTATCCACAAGTCCTTTTTGGTCAGGAGCTACATTAAATAGGCCCCTCCCCTGTTTATTTGCAAATGCTTCGAAGTTTAGGCTTCCGGGTTCAGCTTCTTTATCTGCAATTATTTGTTCCGCTTTAGTAAGCTTACGTTTTTTAGTTGAGACTTCTTTAATAAATACAGCTAGTTCGCTAGGATTTTTCTCTGTCCCAAGGTCTTCGTCTGTTATTTTATCTTCTTTTATTCTTGTATCTAACTCTATTTCAATGCGTCTTTTTACTATTCCATAATTAGCTTTTGTTGCAATTCCTATAACAGTACCTATAGGACCAAGAAAAAAACTACCAATACCAATTGCCCTACCATACTTTTTTGTATTATCATACCTACTTTTTAAAGCCTCTATAGATGCTTCTCTGTAGTTAAAAGGAGTTGCAGTAGTTGTAGGCTCTCCCCCACCTCCACCAGTGTCAGAGTCATCCCCTGTCTTACCATCCCCTGCCTTACGACGAACTAAGGAATTATTTACAGGTGCAGCAGATGCAACAGGTTTAGTGCCGCCATACTCATTTGTAGCCTTTTTAGTGAAACCCGGCGGGATAGGCATAGCACTATTCCAAGCTACAGGTATCTCCATGCCATCAGGAGCAATCAAAACAATTTGCTCTATTACACCTTTCGAATCTAAAAAGGTAGCTTCAATAGCTTTAAGTGGGTCTTCTATACCTGCAGCGTCAAATATACTACTTCCTAAATTATCATAATCTTCAAGGTTAAACGGGTCGGTACTAACAAGAGTCCCTTTATCCGCCTTAAGCGGCTCTTGAGGTTTATTAGCTTGCTGCAATTCAGCAGACTTTTTATCTGCACCTGTCTTGTTAATCATAATGCCTTTACTGGAAAGCTTCTCCATTAACACAGGATCATTATTAGCTGCAGACATAAGCTGTTTAATAATGCCATCTACCTTGGTAACATCCCCATAGGTGCCTGTAGGTACTAAACCCCCAACAGCCATCTTAACTGTAGCACCCCCTGCTCTCATTCTTCCATTAACCATAGGACTACGAGAAGCGTCATCAATAAAGTTATCAAGGCTATTACCATCCGTTAAACCCCCAGCATACATGCCAGAACTAGAAAGTGCAGCTTTTAGTTTAGCTACGTCCATACTATCATCTTGCCCTTGTGGTTGCTCTTGTGCAGGTACAGGTTCACCACCTATCCTACCATCTGCGTCCATCTGTTGCAAGCCCATTTTTGCTTCTGTACGTAAATCTTCAAAGTATTTTACCCCAAAGAAACGTACAACATCAGCAGGAACAACATACTCCCCCTCAGATAGCTTGGCATCAATGTCATCCCTTACTTCCTCTGGTAACGATCCCGGCGGTACATCATTGCCTGATACAGGGTCTACTGTCTCAGCTTCGCCGCCTAGCGCAAAAGCCATTTGTGTTTGATCGTTCATTGATGTAAGCCCTCCTTGGGCATATCTAGCAGGAATAACGCTAAATGGGTCTGCTTGTTGAGTATTAGAAATGCGTGGACCTTGCTTTAACTTTATGTCTTTAGCAGGAACTTCTGCTGGTACAAAAAGTTTAAAGATAGGATTATTTTTTGCTAAGTCTTTACTTAAACTTACATTAATATTATCTTTAGTAATTCTTCTAATACCAAGTACTTTGCTCATATTTCTTGTCGTTAAAGTGACTTTATCGTCTTGGTTCCCTCCAACAACTGATATCTTATTTGGGTTATCTTGATCTGTTATTCTAGTGCCAGCATAAAAAGCTACATGATCTCCTTTGCCATCACCATTCCAATCAAAGATTACAATATCACCTTCTTGAGCATTTTTAACGTCATCTACAGGGGAGCCATAATCTATATATTTTCTAGCCCTTTGTCCCTTATACCCCTTTAACGTATCTGCACCTAATTCTGTAAGAATGTAATGCACAAAAGCTGCACACCATGCATTCTCTGTAGCACTAAGACCTTGACCTTTTGCTACGCTATCATAAAAACCTTGAATGGCTCTTTCGCCTTCTTCAGTTTTCTCACTAAGCCCACTTACAATTTCTTTTGATTTAGTTTTGGCGTTAGGGTCTCTCAATAAATAATTTAATTCTATTGTTTTATCAATTGGACTTTTAAAGTTAAAAGAAGGTCCAAAGTCTTCCGTAGGACGTAACTTAGGTCTAAGACTTTCAAGAGGTCGGCCCTTTGAGTCCAGCTTTAAAGGTTTTTCAGGAATAACTAAATCATCATAGGCAGTCTTTAATTTATCTGTGCTAACTTCAATAGCAGTACTGCTTTGTTTTTCTTCTACTTTAGTTTTTAAATACTCAGGCAATTCAACAGGTTGAAACGCTTCCATAGCATCAGCTTGACGAGTTATCTCAGCTTGCTGACGCATACGACTTGAATCATCATAAGGCTTACCCGTAGTAGGGTCTATAATACTAGGGTCTCCACCTGTAGGATAACCCATTATATCTTCCATTTGACTTTTAAGTCTAGCCATTAGCGTTTACCTTTAATCTAAGCTGCTTAAGGGCAGTCAAAGCGTGTACTGCACCCTGCATTCTATTCATAACTATAGGGTCATCCGTCTGTGAAAACATCTTGTAACTGTTTTGAATGCGCTCCTCTAGTTCAGCCTCAAAAGCATCCCATAAGGGTTTATCGTTTGCGAGTTTCTTTAGTTGGCTCATTTCTTAGGAACCTCACCTAGAGCCTGTAAAGTCTCATCTTTATCTTTGACAGGCTTTCCTTGAATAGCCTCTTTTAGATACTTACCTAGTAAAACTCCTATGCTCATTATTGTGGCCTTCCAGTAAAGCCTTGTTCTCCCGGCGCAGGTGCAGAGCCTACTCCAATGTTACCACCTCCCCCACCTGATGCGTCCTGTGGCCCCGTAGGAGCCTGCCCTGTGGGTTCGGCACCTTCAGGTGGGGTAGTACTTGGTTGGGGAACCCCGCCCTCTGGTGGCTGTGGTAGAGGCTGCTGGAACTGCTTCAGTATCTCCGCTTGGATAGCGGCGTCTTGCAAGCTGTTTGTAAGCTTCTCAGGGTCTAAATCCATACTAACTGCAATCTCACGAATAAGATAATCCATTTTAGCAAACGGTGCTAGTACAGGATTTTGTGCTACTTGCAAGAACTGCATCAAACGTTGGCTACGTACTTCGTTAGCCATCAAGCTCTCAGTACCCTGTGCGCGTACTTCTAAGTCACCCTTAATCTCAGGATCAAAGTCAAACTGCATGTTGAAGTTAAAAAACGCTTTACCTAAAGGCTTGAGCATATAGTCATCTACGTTCTTAATTACATTCCGTATAGAACCATTAGCAGCAGACATGAGCATACTAATGCCAGAAGCTGTACGTCCGACACCCGAAACTCCTGTCTGACCGTGAGCAAAACTAGGGAAGCCTGTACTCTCATCTGCTAATACACGTGCCTTGTCAAACATCTGCATGTTCTCCCCTGACACGTTGGGGAACTTGGTTCCAAAAATAGCTTGTCCCGGCGCACCACCTTGTCTTCTAAAGACTTTTCCGGGGTACACGCTTAAATCTTGGCCGGGAACTAGGTTGGTTTCATCTACTTCAATAAGCATATTACCACTTAAGGCTGCATTGTCTACAGCCATACGCATGAAGCCATTCATAAGAGTTTGTGTATCATCCATATTTTCAGCTATACCTACACCAAAGAAGCTATATGGGTTAAGCTCATAAGGTACAGCGTAGTAAGGAATAAGTGCAGGTTTAAATGGGTTCATTACAAGACGCAAGACTTGATGGTTACATACCCAAATGTTTACGTTGACTTGCTCTGTATCTTTTAACTCTTTAGGAATATCTACATCGTACTCTTCAAGGACTTCTCTATCAACGAAACCCCAGAACTCATGTACTTCATAACGCTCTGCTTTACCGCTTTGAGCGTCATCCTCCATAGCTTGCTCCCACCATTTCTTCTCATAGGACTCACCCATAGCAAGAGACTTATCAATGGCGTTATCACGAAAGAAAGGTCTACCCTTTAATGCACGAACCTGTGAGCGTGACATCTTGTGTCGCTCAACAACGTACTCAGCCTCATCCATGTTAGCCGCATCAGGATCAGGGTAGAAGTTCCAAATAGAAACGTGGCTAGTAGATGGTACAGTCTTAATCGTTGGCTTGTACTCACCTTCTTCATCCCAATTAGGGTACTCTTTATTTACAGCAAATGGACCCTTCATAATACCAGTGCCGAATAAAGCAGTCTCAAAGGCAGCTAGGCGCAGTTGCTTGTTAGCCCCTGACTCTTCTAGCTGATCATGTACTTTCTTTTGCATCTTCTTAGCTGCAACAAGTGCAGGATTAAAAGTAATGCTTGTAGGGAGTGTACCTTGACCCTCAATAAGTTTATCTTCTACAGGCTCTAGCTTCTTAGCCATACCACCTAGACGCTCTCGTAAAGATTCTATAGTCTCTCCGGGTTGTAGTCTTGATTCTTCAGAGCTAAACATAGGCGGGGTAAACGCCTCTTTTAGTTCTTCTATACCTTCCTCTGCTTTAGGTGAAGCATCAAAGTGTACGGACTCAGCCACGCCCTCTGGGAGCGTAGTAGGATCAATAGCTAATGGGAATTTGTGACTACCAAAGAGTACATCTACAATCTGACCATATGCAGCCAGTGTTTTAGTTTTAGTTACCTTGACAAATACACGCGACTTTTCAGTTTCAGTAAATTGGACTTCGTTGTTGTATATACCACGGTAGTTACGGTAAGCATCCATCCAACGTGTTTCGTCTGTCATACGAGCATCTTCTGCACGTTTGTAACGATCCATTACTAGATTAATAATGTGACCTGTTTTAGGATCATGCATACTTTCAGTAGTAACATCTTCAATGTGAGAAGACTCGCCTGACTCTAAGTTAGTTTCAAAGTCTGTTGTGAAATCATCTGGGTCCATATTTAATATCCGAATACTGGATCAGCAGCTTGAAAACCGCTTCTCTGTGTTGAAGGGTTGAAATCCCACAAGGAACTTCTAGGTCTTGTCATGATACCATACCTTAAAGCATCGTACAAGTGATCTTCTGCGTTTGTATCTACGTCTTCAGGGTTACGCTTATCTAAAGGTATGCTAGGTATCTGTGCTATACAGTTGGTGCAGGTAGAAAAGAATACGAGTTGGGGTTCCTCAGTAAACTCATCTACCTGCAAACGACGGTGTATCTCATTTTTGCCTGACACCCTAGAACCTTTAGAGCGATCAGAAGGTCGCCAGCGACAGCCCTTCATAATCATTTGCTCCGCTAGACTAGGACCAGTGTCACCTCTTTTATGCCAAAGGGACGAGTCCAACACGCCGTATCTTATGGTGCCATCATCTGACTCTGCCTCTAATATTAAATCCGCTAAGTCAGTAGCAGTAACTTTGGTGACATACATTTCTCTATAAACTACAAGCTGCTCAGAGGGTGATACGGCAAACCACACAACACCTGTCCAACTGCCGTAACCGTAATCGCAAGCTCTGAACTTCGCCCAGCTATTAGGAATGTCATAAGGGTCAACAACGTGAATTTGTCTATTAAACTCAGGGAAGGCTGCACCCTCATTAACATCCCAGTTTCCTTCTAGTAGTTGCTTACGTTGATGCTCTGGCATAGATAACAGCATAGTCTCATAATCACCGCTGTCAGCTAGGTAGGGATTATCAAACAAACTTGCAGGTATAAACCTACGCTTAAACAAAGGTTGACCTTCTTTAGTGTGACCTTTAGGGTACGCTAAGGTCTTCCCTGTCTCAATATCGGTAGCCCAGAAAGGCTTGTTAGGCTCAGACGGGTCAATAAACATCTTCTTAACCCATTGATGCCCAATAGAGCCGGGGTTTGTAGTAGCCCTCATGTACAAGCCTAACTCAGGTGAAGCACTACGTAAACGTGAGCGCATGTAGTTCCACGCAAACGGTGTACTCCACTGTGTTAACTCATCAAATGCAATATAGTTAAACGCCTGTCCTTGGTAGCGCATAACGTCTTGGTCTTTATCTAGGTAACTCATCCAAATGCGACCACCTCTAGGTGTAACCCATTGAGACTTACGCTCTGACCACTTAATGCCCGGAATTGCTTTAGGATACAACTCTTGGCTTTTCTGAATAAGTTCCCTAAGTTCCTCTGTAGTGTGACGCACAAGCAACCCACTAAATGCGTGATGGTTTAAGTTACGTAAGGGGTCAGCCAGTGTAGCGTAGCTTTTACCGCCACCTGCTGCCCCTCCGTAAAGTACTTCGCGCTCTCCTGACGCCAGATATTGAGTCTGAGGGCCGGGATTAGGTTGAAATACAATATTCTGTGCTTCTTCTACGTCAAACGGTGCAGGTATAACTGTGGCTGGCACTGTTTCACGTGAAACATTTTTACTCGGCTGGACAGGTGTAGTATCCTGTCCTTTCTTTTTCAAGCGTTTCGTACTGCGTGATCGCTTCTTGGAGCCTTTTGGCAAGCTTACGTTTGATTCTAGCAGTTGCTTTACGTTTTCGCTCAAGGTCTACCCTCTTTTTTAAGCCCATGTGAGATATGCTTTTACCTGACTGTGTAGTTAACCAAGCAGAAACTTCTCTGTAACTATATTGCTTTAAGTGCTTCTTTGCAAGCTCTAATAGTTCTAACTCTTTCTCAATAGGGTTTAACCAACGTTCATCGTTTGGGTCTATCTCGTAACCAAAAGGTACAAACTTAACTAGCCTTGGTATTCTCTCCCAATGTCGTAGCTTCTTAGGCTTAGGTAACATCCAATAACCTAAGTCATTAAACGCAAAGTGTTTAGTCATCGTCACTTTCTTTAGGTGGCAAGATAAACAAACCACCACTAGCTTCTACTGCAACCTTCTCAGTCTTAACTATACCAGCACGATCTAAGATTTGACCTGCAGCTACCATCTTTTCTTTAATACCAAGCTGCGTAGGGTCAACCAAAGCACTACCGTAAGCAACCGCAGCTTTAGGCCCAAGACGCGACATATAAGTCTTTGTAGCCTCAAATATCTCATCCTTTAAGCTCTCTACAATAGTCTTAGTAGATGAGCCATCAGCATAACCTGCAAGCTTCTTAGCTTGTACAACGTCACCTTGTGCTTCATCAAACAAGACCTGCATAAAGAGTTGTTGCTTTTCGTTTAGTACTCTACTCATGTTACTTTCCTGTACGGCTTGGCAGCTTTAGCCGCTTTCTTAGGTTGCTTAGAGAATTGCTTACCTTTTGCTGTATCTTCTCTTTTCTTTGCTGAAGACGCAGCGTAAGACTTAGAATCCATAGCTTTGATAGCACTAGCTGGAAGATAACGCTCTCCTGTAGCTTTTGGACCTTGCGTAGAAGGTTTACCACTCTTAGTTCTCCAATCTTGCTTAGTCCATGACTTAAGGCTCTTTTGACTTTTAGCTAAACCGCCAGAGTTCATCTTAGCGGCTGGCTTTTTCTTTGCTTTAGGTGTTTTACTTTTGTTTGGCATTGTGTTTCTTTTGTACTGCAAAGTTAGCAGCAAGGCTTGCCCCCTTGTGAGGAACAAACTTACCGTCATGCTTCATTAGTTTTAAACTGCCATCTTTTTGTTTCATCCAATGATAACCTTTAGGTGCGTCTACTTTCATTACGTGTACCCTCCACCTTTTGCTTTGTATTGCTTGGCAACCATTTGAGCTTTACGAGCCGACCACTGTCCGGGGCTTCCACCTTTGCCGCCAGCCTTAACGGATGCGACAAGAGACTTACGCATAGTAGGCTTAGTATAATTACCCGCCGCATTTACTGTTGAACCACCTTTAGCATAGCCTTTTGCTTTAGGTGCTTTCTTTACCGTAGAACTTTTGCTTAATTTCGCCACGTGTGACTCCGATGTCTCTAAGCGCAGAATCTGACATATTAACTAACTGCCAGTATTGTACTCTACGCATTTGACTGTCTTGTAATGCTTTGATAAATGTTTTAAACATGGTATAACTCCTCTATGTATTACCACAGACAGTTATACCATGCTTTGACTTAAAGGACTACATACAAGTTTGCAACCCCGTTATGCATTA